TAAAATACGTGCCGAAATGCGCAAAGACGGTAAACTTTAAACTTTCTTAATAATACATCTACGGTGTATTGAACTTAACACAACATGAATATCGTATTCATACCCGCCTCTATCTACCCAAGCATCATATAAAGTTTTTAGTTGTTTACTCAAAGGGGTGTTATCTCGTACACACATACCAAAGTCTATAATACTAAGTTTTCCATCACTAACGCATATATTTTTTCCTGACGGATGTATGTCTAGATGAGTAAGACCTCTTTCGGTTAGTTCATTAAAAAGATTCTCTAAAGATTCTAATGGATTATGAACTACCGGTACTACTCCTCTTTTCCAATGCCAATGTAGCGTCCGGCCACAGTAGCTCATTGTTATCTTATTGTCTAACCAGTCTGTGTTGTATATTTCAGGAAAGCCTTCTACACCTTTGACTCTTAGAAGACAAAGAGATTCGTTTAATAATATTTCTTGGGTTGAGCAATGTATCCAGCGGACATTTTTTGGTGTAATGTCCTTAACAATACTATCACTGTATAACGGAGCAAACACTTTTTACTTTTCACACAGATAAAGACTTCTTACTTTAGTCTCTCTAGCAGTGTGTAAGTGGTCGACTTTTGTAAACTTGCTATGTAAAAATTCAAGTTGTTCGTCTAGGTGTGCTGGCTTGCCGTGTGCTTCAAAAATCATCACCTTTGGGTCAAGTTTTTCTAAGATGTCTTTCCAATTGTTAACCCAACGTGCTATACTAAAACAAAACAGTACATCATAGTCTGGCCAATCCGGCATAGTTTCTTGTAGGTCAACTTGTGTAAAATCTAAGTTGTCTACTTTATAATCGTGTTTTACAGTCAACGCATTGTTTACTGCTTCTTGGTTTAATTCATACCCGTAGCCGTGCTTAATTTGCTCGTGTACAGCATATAATGTGCCGCCGCAGTTACACCCTAAGTCAATTACAGTTTTGTTTGTAAGGTCAATAGGAACATGTTCCATTCGTGTCAACGGATCTCTAGCACCTTCTGAAACTACTTTACCCTTAACACGTATAGTGGTATAGTTGTCAGTAAATTGATACATTCTTTTAAAGTCGTTCATGCTGTTCCTTACAATGTTGCATCTTCCATACCAGCAACTCTTAATTTAATAATGTTACTAACCTGCCATTGTTTAATGTCAAGTCCTTTAATAATGCCTAACCATTTGTTTCGCAACAAGGCAAATTCATTAATAATTTTTTCAAAATCAATAACATCTGATTCGCCATCAACGAACTTCTCACAGTCTCTACTGCTTAAGGCTCGTTGATAGCTTTCAAGATATTTTCTAAAATACTGACTTCTTAACCTACGTAATTCAATGTTGAGATATTCTAGAATTGCTTCTATTTCTTGTAATTGGTTAAAACGATGTTCAACAATGCCCGGCATCTTTGCCGAGGAGTGTTCAACAACTCCAGTAATGCGAACTTCCTGTTTTGCGTTTATAAGCTCACTTTCGTAATAAGCTATCGCATTTGGAATATTGCTAACATCCTTAGAAACTTTATCGTACCAATTACTCATTGTTTAATCGTCATCCCATACATCGTCGTTTTCATCAAAGTCACCAATAGGATCTTCATCATCTACAGTTTCATTGTCAATCGCATATTCAATTGCGTTATCCAGGTGACTGTCGATCCCCATCATGCCTTCAATAGTTCCTTGCGGTACATCAAAGTCAGTCAACAAACTAACATAGTTGTAAGCAAGATCTTTTCTTTTATTTTCAGGAACATAATCAACTAACGTGCTCCATAAATCAGCTAAGAATTCAGTGTTCATTATTCAGTTGTCTCCGGTTGAGGTTCTACTTCATCTGTAATTACCTCTTCCGGGTCAATTGTGTCTGGAGTATTGGCAATGGCTGTCATAATCATATCCAGTTTTTCACCTGTCCATTGTTTACGATAGTCCAAGTGTACTTCCCCATTGAGGTCAACGTATTTAAGTCTGTTACCTTCTTTGTTAAGTATCCCTTTCGCCTCAAACATATCTACTAGCCCACTGTACGGATCCATACCTGTTTCGTATGGAATCTTAACTTGTACACTTTCAAACGGTTTAGCATAACGTGTTTTCATTACCTTACACGCCGCTCTAATACCATTTACTGTTGTAGTCTTGTTACCATCTAAATCTTCTTTTAGTTTTAACTTTCTCATTGCTACTACAATAGATGAAGCATACACAAAGCCTTGTCCGCCACTGATTTTATCATCTGGATCGAACATGTCTTGTGATGCGTATGTATGGTTAGTACACACCATTCCTACATTGTGGCTACCAAACATATTCACACTGTTACGAACAAGTGCGGTTAATGCTTTAGGCTTACGACCCATGTCACCTTTTAAATCACCTTTGTCAAACTGATCTACATCAGTAGGTGTTAGCAACATACCTAACGAGTCAACTACAAATAATACCTTAGGCTTATCTTCTTCAGCCATTTCTTTATAGTCTTTCATGAACATCGAGATAGTCTTTGCTACATCGTCAATCATGGACATATTAAGTTTCATTAACTTATCTTCTGCTGTGTCAACACCTAGTGCGTGTAGCCATGCTTCATCAAGTGCATTCTCTGAGTCGATTAGTACTACAAAGATACCTTGCTCTTGTGCTGACTTTACAATGTTTGCTGAACAGAAGTAAGATTTACCACTGCCTGATTCGCCTGCGAATACAGTTACTTTACCCAACGGAACGCCTTTGTTAAAGTCACCGCTAACTAGATAGTTCAGAGCATAATTGCCTGTGCTAATCCAATCAGTCGGATCGTTAAATCCAATACCAAGACCGCTGATACTCTTAGTAATGTCTTTTCTAAATTTAGTAATGTCAAATGCTTTTGCCATATGGTTACTCCTTATCGTTGATACTGTGAAGGGCCATTAAGACCCTTCACTATAATACCGTATTAGTTTTGACGTGAACGAATCTGTGCTAAGATGTCTTGTGCTCTGTTTTGTGCTTCTGGAGCAGTTGACGCCTCTGGCGCAGGTGCTGGAGTTACTGGCTCAGCAGGTGCTGGAGCAGTTTCAGCCACAGGTGCTGTAACAGGTTGTGCTACTGGAGCCGCCGCAGGTGTCTTATTCGGATCACCAGTTGCTTGACTCATTCCTGCTGGACGGAAGTATTGACCAAATTTTTCCATGTCATATGCTTCGCCATCGACTGATGCCTCAAACATCTCTTTCATCACTTTAAGATCAACTTCACTTGGCTTCTTAGGTAGGAAGTCGCTCAAGTTAAACAACCCGTGTGCTTCGATCGACGCTGATTCTTCTTCGCTTAATGGACGTTCGTTACGACTCCATTTTGAAGTTGAATAGTCAGCGTATCCGCCTTTGCTAGTTTTAGCAATTCGGAAATCAACACCTTTGTTGTAATCAGTTGGAAGTTCGTTTAGTTCTGGATCCATTAACGCAGACTTAATAATCTGGAAAATTTGTGGACCAATAATAAACCTACGAACTGGATTCTCTGGAGTTGAATCTTCATTAATTGGATCTTTAACTACAAAGCCTTGGAATACGTATGAACGTTTTTTCCAATACTTACGACCCATATCTTCTAAAGATTTATCTTTGAACCAGCCACGTACTTCTGAAAGAATTGGACAAGTATCGCCCCACATCTCTACACAAGGTACCTGTACAATTACAGGACGACTTGATGTATCACCTTTAATTCCTGAGAAGGGCAATTTAATCATTGCTCTTTCTGCCCAGAAGAAAGTGTTGTTAGTATCGCCATCGGGTAAGAATCGAAGTGTTGCTTCGCTACCTTCTGCCATGTTCCAGTGTGGGTAAATTGCGTTATCACCGCCGCCTTGACGGTTACCGCCTGTTTGAGCTTCTTGAAGTTTTGCTCGGATTTCTGCTAATGTTGCCATAGTATATGCCTCCTATATGTTATGCCTCTATGTGCTTTGTGCCTTTTTGTGTAGCACAGTTTATATACTACACTCTACTATTTATATTGTCAACTTGTTTGTTGCCAAACTCTGGTAAACTCTTTACCAAAATGATCGGGGTGTAAATTACCACCCCTATCAAAGCTTCAGTACTACTTATTCATTACATACATTGTAACTTCAAAACCGAATCGCATTTCTGTATATTCTGGTTTAGTCCACATAGTGTTCTCCTTTCTTTGAGATTTATGCGAACAGTTCACGAAAGAGTCAAAGACAAGTTTCGCTTGAGTTCACTAAAAAAATAGTGCAGCAATTTCTTACTACACTATTAATTATACATTATTTTTCTAAGAAGTCAACCAGAAAATCATTAAAATCGACTAAGTTCTCTAATACGGGCTAACTCATCTGTTTCGTTTGTTCTTTGTAGTGCTTTAGCAACACTAGGATGATCAGCAAGCCCTGGAGCAATTTTATTAATTATTTCATAAGCGCCTGAATAGTTGCCACCTTTAAATCTTGGATCATTTAGAACGCCATAGGCCATTTTGATTTGCTTGTCTGTAAAGCCCATGTTGTCGTGATTGTCTGATTTTTCAGAAAGTTTTTCAATAAAGCCTTTAGCAACTGATGCAGATCTATCCCCAAACTTCTTTTCTACCATAGTTAATACGCCTGTTTCGCCTTTTGGAAACTTGCCTGTTTCTTTATCGTAAAAACTGTAAATGAATTTTGCTAGTTCTTTTGAATCTGCTTTTTCGTTAGTTGGTTCTGATGATTCTTCAGTTTCTTCCATGTCTCCAAAGTCAAGTTCTGACATTACTTCGGGAGCATTTGCCTCAATCCATTTTTTAATTAATGGACGTATACATCTGTCCGGATCATCTTTAGCAATATCTTCGATTGTTTGTTCTAGTCTAGGATCTTCAATAATGCCTTTTAAACTTTGAATAGCATTTGATCCGTCGACGCCTGATGGAAAGTGCTTGTCGATTAATTTGTTTAATTCTGTAATAGCCTGTGATTGTTCTTCACTGTTTGAACTTTGAATAGCGTTTGCTTCTCCTAGTTCATTGACCCAAGTTTCAAATTTGTTAAATGTGTTTGATAGATTTTCGTTTTCCTCTTGTGTTTCGACTACGTCGTCATCATTGTCAACTTCATCCTCACTCATCAATCGATGAATGATAGGAAATACATCTTTCATTTCTTCGTTGAATTTTTTAACTGTAAATTTTGTTGTTAATTCGTCTACAACGTCTTGTGGGACGTCACTATATTCAGTTGGTTGGAACTGTTCTTTAAACTGTGCGTAATAGCCTCTTTTGCTTAGTTTGTGTACTTCAGTTTTTAATCCTTCTAAAGCAGATCTGCCTCTTTCAATAATTGAATTTGTATCGTCATTTAGAAGATCGTTTTTGTTTACATAATTACTGAATGATTTAAGTTGAGCAATCTGTTCACTTAGGCTTACAATATATTTTCCAATATCGTCATATGGAAGGCCGCCTTCTTGAACATGTCTTTGCATTGCTCTAGCACCCGACAAGTGAATGAACGGATATTTAAATCTTTCGCCTGCTGAATTTTCAACAAACAGTGCTGTAATATTTCTTGCTCTAGCGCCTGGGCTAGTTTCGTCAACTGTCTTATTATGCTTTACAATAAGTTTAGTATTTTCTAATTTCTGGTAACTTGTTTTATTAGTCCCATACATCCCTTCGCTCATTACTGATTCCCCTACTTGTGAATTTTTTGAATATTGGCTAAGGAAAGCGTAATCTCTTTTATCTAGATTGTCCTTTGTGATGTCTCTGGCATCAAAGCTCATCAATCTACGTTTAGCAAATGCTCGCATACTTTTTAGAAATTGGTACCACCCATCTTTTTGTACACCATCCATATCCTCTGTAATTCCAGTGCTGTAATAAACCTTCATAGATGATGGTTCAGCAAGGCTGATACTTACGTGCCCAATTGGGTTTTCGCCTTCCATATAGTCAAAGTCAAAGAACACTGCGTCCTCTGGGTTAATAGTAACTTCACCGGATTCTTCACCTAGTTTTAGGCCGGAAAATCGACTTCGTACTTTATAGAATAGGTCTGTGCTAATGCTTCTTAGATTATCTTCCATGTAAATATTTATCAAAATATGTTGCCGCTGACGAATATCGGCATTGGCATTTGATCCTCTGTTAGTTTTTCTGTCATTTTTTCGTAGATTTTAGGGTCCCAGTCTGCTAGTACATCTGCCATCCTAATACACAAAAGGGTAGCACTGACAAGATCGTCGTGTTCACCGGTCTTTGCATTAAAGCCTGTACCACTAGCAACAAAGGTTTTTAGTTCTGATATTAAAGGTTTGCTGTGTATAGACATTTTATACTTTTCAAGCAAATTCTTTAGTTTTGAACACGCTGTAATTTTTGTTCTATGTGTTGTATTAAAGCCCTTGCGGAATCTTCGTATGTGTCCTTTTCTAATAGGTTCACTTAAGAACAATCCTGGGAAATTTTCCTCACCAATGTCACTAATCACTACTAGTGCGGCTTCGCCTAGTGAATTGTTCTCTACACTATAATAGATTTGCGGTGTGCCACCTTTTTCTTCACCTTGTTCAGTGATGTATTTTAGTATTTCACGCATGATTCTAATTTGTTGTTGTATTGGAGTGGTATTGTGACGCCATTCTCCTACTTGAATCATACTTGGCATTTCGAATATTTGTATTGCGGCATAGTCACCACCTGTACCTAGTGACGGGTCAAGTGCAGCTAGATAGGTACATTTAGGATCTATGTTTTTGTACCAGCGTGTCTGTCCAGTTGTTAGTATAGGATCTTTACCTTCTAGTTCTGTGAGCTTAACAGCGTTAATTAGTGTCTCATCGAAGATTAAGAATTCGCATTCAAACTCACGTCTAAAACGCTCTTCACCAATCTTTGCTTGTTCGACCCTTGCCCATTCATCATCTCTATCTGGATGTTCGCTCCAGTGAGCAAAAAATGAACCAAACCCGTTGACTCCTACTTCTGCTTCATTGCCATGCTCGTCAAACTTTTTATTTGCTTCAGTCCAAATCATAGCAAACTGGTCTTCGTCACTGTTTGGTGTCGAAGTAATAATACACTTACCACCTGTTGCTAATGTAGGTGATAGCGCAGTCCAAAATTCTTTGGCTTTTTCAGGTGGTTGAACGAACGCAAACTCATCACAATAAATTAACGATAGTGATTTACCACGTCCTGTATTTTCTGTTGTAGTTGTTGCTTGTATTCTTGCGCCATTATCATATTCAATTGTGTTTCTGTTATAACTGTATACACCAGCACGTATAAAGTCGGGCAAATTTTCATATCCAAATCGATATCGATCCATAATGTCTTTTGCGCCTTCGTATTTGTGTGCGGCAATAAGAACTTGACAGTCTGGTACAAACATTGTGTACCATAGCAAATAAGCAACAGCACATGTTGTCTTACCCATCTGCCTTGGAAGCATCGCAATACACTGTTTGTGCGTTGTGTAGGACTCAATCAGTCCAGTTTGAAAACCATACGGTTCAAAAGGAATAGAACCTCTAACAGGATGTTGGATTTGTATGAAATTTCGTGCGAAATAAAGTGGACCTGTTATAGGATCCATACATGCTTCTAAGTGTTCAACTTGTTCTAGTGTATATTTTTGTTTGGCGTGTGCCTTTTTTACAAGTACGCCTTCTAAACTCTTTGCCATACCAATATTTACCCGATGATATCGTCATAATATCCAATGCTGAATCTAGCATCAAATAGTTTTCGACTATCTTGTTGAATTAATACAGGAAGCGGCGAAGCATACTTGCCGTAATTGGGTTCGCTCCATAACCAATCGTACTTAGGATTTGTGCCTAGACGTTTACAGAGCTTTTTTAGTTGCCGTCTATTGGCATTTTTGACAACATATACTATTGCCTGGTTATTTTCCATATCTAGAACATTTCCAGACCATTTTGTAATTTTAATTTCGCCTTTGTTCCAGGCGGTCTTACTCCAAGGACATACTTTTCTTATACGATTAAAGTATTCTTCCCAATCAACCTTTACCTCTGCCACGGCCTTTACCTTTTCCGCGCCCCTCAGTTGTTTTAATGTCTTCAGTTTTGCCTCTACCGCGACCTGCCATTACTTTGCTTTTGCCACGACCTTCAGCCATTTCTTCTTTTTTAGCTTGTAGAGCCGCCCAAAGACCTTCTTTAATTTTACCACGTAAATTGTTGCTGTTTGATTCCATTGCTCTTGGATTGTCTCCGCCAGCTGTAGCAGGGTAAGAACCTTTTCTTTTATGTAAGTCGTCACCGCCTGAGGTTACAGCATCCATATCATCATATTCTGGATCTGGTTCGTTATCCCAAGCCTCTTCTTTTTCTTCTTTATCTTCTTCGCCGCCTGGCATATCATCATTGTCAGCGTCCATGTCCGGAAAATCTGGTTTTTCGTTGTCTAT